TCAACAGAATACAGTCTTTCCTGAGCAGCTACACCACCACTGGTAATTTCATTAAGTTGATATACACCATTGTTAAATCCATCATCAAGGTTTTCCCTCATGGTGATTTGGAAATCCTGAACAACATAATCACCAGACTCTTCATAAGTTCTGGTTGCCATTGTCCTTTCAAGTTCATTATATGCACTTCTATCAACAAGATTTTCTACTCTGTTTCCATTGATACGAAGCAATTCAATAAAATCTTTATCAGCGTCATCAGTTAATAGTTTTTTAGTTAATCTTGTGCTGATTTTGAATCTGTGAGAACCAGGAGCAGCATAATTAGATGTGCCTGCAGCGTTATCATTGAGTGTTGAGTCATCTTCAGGTGTAACAATAGATTCAAGAATATCTAGACCAATTCTATATTGAGGATTTGTGCCGTATTGGTCTAAAAGAATGTATTGATAAGGAACATCAACAAAGAAACCTCTAATGAAGTACACACCCTCCTGAACATATGCAACAGAACCAACCTGAATCGCAGAGGTTGGAAGCAGTTGTGCAAATGGAGACCCAATCTCAATCAAAGACGTACCAAAAGTAATCTCTTGATTGGTAACTAATTGCTCGTTATTACTAAATGTTGTCTGAGTATTTTCTTCTCCCCCAGACTCAATATACTTAACATATAAAGTGATGTAACCTTTTTCAGAATCAGATTCTGAAATACTGTACAAGACTTTTGCCTTAATACCAGAAGTAAGACCTTCAATAATCTTACCATTTAACTGAGTTCTATAATCTTCAACGGTAGCACCCAAGAAATTTGCTTGGAGCATGATAGCATCAACACTCAGGTCATAGCCTACTTGACCTGGGATGACCATCGCACCATCTTTAAACAGGTGAGAACCTACGCTCTCGACCTGATTCTGCATGATGCTTTGCATCGTGGTGAGTTCCCTTGCCTGAATAGGGAAACCAGGACGAAACAGCACTCGATAAAAGTTTTTCGCCTTATCGAAGTCGTCGTAGTAAGGGGAAACGTTGAGATTGGTATTTTGTGCCATTAGAACTCGATTACGATTTTGATGTCTTCTACTTGGTCGTTTGCACGACTAATTGCTCTTCTATTATCTATATAAACAACGTCACCGCTATTTGATTTAATTTCTGGTTTTGCATATCCAGAAGTAAATCTCATACCCAAGTCGTACTCAGTATTGTTAATAGTTCTAGACGATGTGTTTGGAACTGCAGGGAAGTTCACATCTGGTTGTCCAGCAGCACCAGAAGTAGCACCACTGATAACGTTAGAACCATCAAATTCATTTTGAGTACCAGTAACTTCTGGGAAGATACCGTCAATCGCGTTTTGATAATACTTAAGAACCTTTGTTGTTGGATTCCAAGAAATTACACGAGCACGAGCAGTAATGTTTTGTCCACCAATAACACGAGTTTGTGTAATAATTTCGTCTGGGGAATAATTTCCTTGGAAAGTTGGTGGGAAAATAACTGCTTTAGCAGCGGAAACTGTCAAATCAGAAATAAGTTCTTCAGTACCAAATTTAAGAGGATTTGTAATGAGACCAATACGACGGTAGTCGTTATCAATAGGAAAGTCACCTGCACCTTCATCATAAGAAAGTTTAGCATTAATCATAACTCGGAACGCGCCCATTTCAACAACTGGGTCAGAACCATGACCACCAGGAGGAGGAATAATAACATCAACTTGAGCACCAGTTCCTGTGCCAATTCCAGTAATATTCTCTACACTAACTTTTCCGAAAGTGTATCCTGTTCCGCCAGATGTAACGGTAGCAGAAATAATTTTACCACCATCAACAACAATGGATAATCTACCACCAGTACCATCTCCATTGATGGAGACGTTATCATAAGTTCCATTATTATAACCAGAACCAGAACCGTTAATAACAACGGTGTCAATTTCCCCAGCGACAGCATTTGTTCTTACTGCATCATTAGTAAACACTGGCATATAATCACCAGAGAAAAACTTAAGAACACTTGCAACTGGGATTGTATACATGTACTTCCAACGATATCCATCACCCGTTGTAATAATAGCAGTCGATGTGCCCGTTGGTTCTACAGTAGAGGGTTTACCATTGGGGTCGGAAGGTGATGTTCCGTTGTAAATGCACTTATATACTTGATACTGAGAGTTTACGACGTAAAAGTCAGAATCATACAGTTTAGTTGCACCAGAAGAAGCAGTCTTACTAGGAGAATAATCATGACGATACATGTCATAGGTAAAACCAAGTCCACCCGTAGTTTGTTCTGGAGATACCCAGTCAATTCTACGAACAACTTGAATAGTATCAGAAGCGAGTACTCGCTTCAAAGAAACCATATCATCGTATGCATCAGAAAATTGAGAGAACGAATCTACCGCCTGAGGTGGAGAATTTTCGTTGTCCCATGACTGAGGTCTTCCAATAAACAGATAAACTCTGTCTCGATTTTCACCTGCGTCTGCATCACTTTGGTTGGCATCAGGACCCTCCAAAGACTTGATAAATTTTTTCGCAGAAAAAATTCTAAATTGATCAGTAAGTAAAGCTGCCATTTCCTATGGATACAATGTTCCTCTACTTGTCTATTTATGAGGTTTGTACAACTGTCTGATAAGAGACACTCTTAATGCGATAAGATGCGCCAGCATTTCCTACTAATTTTTCTCCACCCAAAATTGCATATGCCGCCGCTCCCGCGCCAGTTGTATCGCTTGGGTCGTTAGTAAAATCAATAGTAGGATGAAGAACTCCAGTAGTAACCTCTTGCACATATCCATAACCACCATTAGTGATAGTCAAGGATGATATCTGGTCACCAGCAGTCGTCATAACAGGAACAGCAGTTGCTTGAATATCCCCAATATTCTCAATAGTAATTGTTGGTAATGCTGAATAGTTTGTTCCAGATTCCTGAACTACAATATCTACGACTGTGCCTGTAGATGAGAATTCATACAAATATCCATTTACTCCAACATTAACATTACCTGTGTTATACGGAACAACATCCTTAACGACTAATACTCCAGATTGAGAATCCCAAGAAACTACGGTTCCTCTAACTCCAGAAATTTCTCCTGTAACAATTTCATTTACTCCATAATTGGCATTATTACCAACTGTTTTATCTAAGGTAATTGTAACTAAAGCAACGTGCTCGACACCTTCTGATAATCCACCAGCAGCAGTAATATTTGCATATTTTTGCTCTGGATATGGAGTAGCATCTAAGATACTATCGCCAACTTGGAACAGGGTGGTATTTTGACCACCTTGAGTTTCCTCAATACCATACAGAGAACTATAAATGCCGCCATCAAGATTGATTTGTCCATCATATCCAGTACCAGTATTATCGAGGTCAGGAATTCCATCACCCGCACCATCATTTTCGGCAATATCTTCAAATGCTCTGTTTTCTAAAATTGTAATTCCAGTTGCTTGCAATAATGCAATCTCATCTCCTTCCGAAGTAATGACAGTGTGGGGATTAAATCCGCTTCCAGCAGTTTCGGCAATACCCGCATCAAATTGAACAATAGCGTCCTCAGTAGATGCAATACCAGCATCAATGAATGCCAGTTCATCAATTTCAAATGTAACAAACAATTCTCTGGTATTAGGGTTCCAATCATATACTTTTGCGACTTTATTATTTGCACTCTCAACTCTTCTTAATACTCTATCACCAACGTTAAATTGATACGTAGATACACCAGCAACATTCTGAGTAGCATCTAAAATAACTCTTTGGTCATAATTGAAATTTGTACCTCTTGTAAGACCCGTAAATCTACCAGTGCTCTTTCCAGTGTACGAAACAATTTCATTATTAATGATAAACTCACCAGACCCAGGGAAAGCATCTGTCGAATCTACATAAATGGTATCATCTGCAGCTGCTACGTCCTTAACTAATCCAGTTAGGTACTGAATCTCCGAGTTAAATGCTTGTCTTGCTCTATTTTTTCTCTTTAAGTTTACGAGTTTTGTGAAGATAATATTTGGAGGATTGACATATCCATTTCCAGGGTCCACAACTTCAATATCGACAACTTTACCCTGGTCTACTCTAGCAACTGCTTTTGCTCCAATTCCTCCGCCGCCAGTTATATAAATGTATGGTGGTTCTTGATAAAAATCTCCTTGATCGATAATATCAATTCTATTAATTTTTCCTAGATTATTAATCTCAGCTGCACCTTGAGCTCCTTGCCCACCGCCACCTTCAAAAATAAGTGTTGGTGGAGTGGCAAAACTCCTACCTTCATTCAATATTGTTAATCCTGTAACAGTTTGAACGACTGGTACAATTTCTGCTCCAGAACCTTCACCACCCAAAACTTGTGCTGTTGCGGGAGTAAAATAACCGTCCCCATTCTTCGTCATCTTAATATAGGAGACCTCTCCATTTTCATTAAGAATGACGTTTCCTTCGGCACCAGATGGGAACTCTGAAATAAGTTCAGGAACAGTGTCTCCTTCAAACAATGGAGCACCGAAAAGTTGTGGTCCAAAACAATAGGGGAATAAAGGATTGCCGCTATCATCTTCCGTTAAGAAGTATGCATATGTTCCGTTCGGATATTCTGGAGTAACGACATACGCACCATTATGAGGATCTAAATCCCCAACCGCCTCATCAAAAATATAATCCTGATATAAATGACCCATCAAGTATCCATCTTGAATACTTCTTACACCATATTGTGCGTTTGCATATGAATATGTGTATAACAATCTAGGAACATCAGATGCAACCTCAAACCTAAGTTCTCTAGTTGTAGAAGTAGTAAAGTTATCAACATAATTGTCATATGTGACTTCAGAACCATTCAAATAGAATTTTAAGTTTGGATGTCTAAAAAGATACTCCAAATTGCCAACATCACCAACATCTTGTGTTGGATGCCACCCATCTTCATCGTCAGAAAATAATAATATATTTCCGTCATTAGAAGAATCGTCCTGATTGAAAATATATGTTTTACCTCTCTTAAGATTTAAGAAATTTGTTACTGAACCATCATATAAGAACTTTCCTCCAGAAGTTGTTACTGTGTATGTAATAGTTTCTGCAGTAATAACTTCTGGTCTAGCACCATCAATTTCAGAACCAACTTTAAATCTATAAGACGGAACTGCTTTCCGTATAGCATTATTTTCCCCAAAGTATCCATACGGACCGTAGATGGGATAACCATCAAAGGACATGCCAAGAATTTTAGAGTGTCCATCAGGATGTCGGGAAAAGTCGTCATCACCACCACCATATGTAATAGACTTAACACCATAGTGGTCAAAAACAGACCCACTACTAGTTGCTTGGTAAATATAGACTACTTGATTTTCCCTTCTACTATCGGGAGGAATGCTGACAGTAGTAGTTTTTAGTGTGGTAAAGCTGGTATCCCAATATGGAGCAACGACACTAGAACCATAAACAGTGCCAGAGAAGAAAATTCTAAGGTCTTCATTAAAATCTGGTTGTTCACCACCATTAGAACTATTACCCCTGATAACTTCAATGTCAAGGGTAAATACATTTCTAAGGTCTAAAGTAAGTCTAATATATCTCTGACCGTTAGCGTTACCAAATCTTACATGTCGTCCAATATTAAATCCACTAGTACCAGTACCACTGCCACCATCGGTGATAAAAGTTCTAGATAACGCTCCATTATATTCACTAAGAATATCATCTGGTTCAATGGTAACTGCGCCCTTATAATATTCTCCAATGTAATAGTTATTTGGTGTTGGGTCATTATCTGGAGTAGTATCAAGGACCATGTATCCTTCATGCCCTTCATATCCAGACATATATCTGTGATATTGGCAGTAATAATAAATCCTATTCGTTTCATCTTCATTCATGATAAAGACTGCATTGAATGGATTTTCATAATCCACTGCAAGAGCATTAGACTCACCTGTGCTATTCAGATACAAATCTCCCGAATTAAGAATACCATCTTGAGTGGTGCTGAATTGCATCGGGTGCCCATTCAAGAAATTAGAACTAGGTCGATTTGAAATGTCCGACTGATTCCAAACAATTACGTAATTCTTTTTTACTTGAATATTTTCTGGGGCAAAGTAATATTCACCAGGAATAAAAGGTCCAAACTCTGCCGCCTCAGGACCAAAGTCGATATAGAAAATTCCATTAGTAAACGTTCTTGGTTCTTCAGATATTACAAATGTAAATCCATTTGAACCCAGAATTTCGTCATCTTCTTCAAAAGTTCCAGAAACATTTCTAAGATACAGTTGCGTAATCTGATTGAATTGATTTCTAATAATTTTAACTACTTCGGCAGAAGATTGCCCACCGACTTTAATCAGTGTCCTTCCCACTTGAACAGCGCCAAGAGATTCATCAAGATTCGATATATCAACCAGAATATTATCTACTTCTGTTTTAATATTCCAAACAAATACTTTATGCAATCCCCAGTCTAAAGTTCCATGACGCAACTTAAAGTGTTCGATTAATTTAGATGATTGATAATAATAGGAATTATTATCAATCACGCCGTCATACGGGTCTGCTCTTTTTACATGACTATTTGCAACGGAATCTAATTCAAATCCAACTGGAGCTGCACCTGCCTCAGAACCCCATTCTGGAGTATGCAAAAGCACACCATTGGCCATGATACCAAGTACTTTATTCTTTTGAAATTGTCTATTTTCACCAAAGGGGACTTGCTTACCTCCCCTATAAATGAATGTTTGGTCAAAACTTCTATCTAAAATTCCACCAGGTCCACCTTGCCTCTCTTGAATAATATCCGAGGGTTTGGGGTCATTATCACTTACAATACGCAATCTGTCTACAAGATTACCTTCAGAATCAACCTCAAACTCTCCAGTTGTTTGAGAGTTTGGATGATTTTGCCAAATTCTATTAATGTCAAATGAATCGATAACTCCTAAAGATTCTGCGTTTGGAATAATTTGCAAACGCAACGGGTCATACCCACGCCCTCTTTCCAGAACTCTAACGTGAATAATTTTACCAGAAACATCGTCAATAATAGGATATAATAATGCCTCTTCTTCTGGAATACCGCAACCAGTAATCGTCAGTCTTGGAGGGTCCGAAGAATCATAACCACTTCCAGAATTGACAATTTCTACAGCACGTACACCAAATACGGTATCAAAAATTGGCTTAATAACTGCGCCAGAACCAGGAACTGTTCTTGCCATTTATTGCTATCCTCAGCTTACAACGATGATGGTTCCATTCATGGCAGCATGAACAGTACATTGATAATATAAAGTTGTCGGTGCATCCATAGGAACCGTCCAATAAAGAACCGATGTTCCATTTCCAGACTGACCCGATGTATATGGATTACCACTTAAACCAGTTGTCTCTTGAATTCTAAATGGATGGTTTGCACCATTTGCACTATTATCGAATGCATAAGTGAACCCTCTATGCACATAAAGAGTTGGATCATTTGCAGTATTTGGGAATCCAGGTCCACTAAATGTAAAGTCCGTGGAACCATTAGCACCAAGTTCCCACCAAGTAAGAGGACTTGCAGTTCTAACCCAATTATTGCCATTATAAAAAAGACTATCGCCCTGAGTTAATCCTGATAAGTCAGTATCAGTGAGACCAGAGAAAGTTGATGTTACAGTTCCAGTAAAATCGATTGTTAGTGTATCACCTGTAATAGTAGTTCCAATATTAGAACCACCAACAACTGCAAGTGAATCTGCAGCAGAATCTGCTGTAGTGCTTCCAGTATCAGCAGTAACCGTAGCAAAAAGATTTAGTTCAGTAAGACCAGATTGGTCATCCGCAGGAATCCACTTACTATCAGCAGAACTCCACTTTAATACTTGGTTATTTAATGGTGCTGCAGTTACTGTATCAACATCATTAAGAGCATTAATACCCGAATATTGAGTAAGAATGGCTGCTCTAGTATCACCGACTCCACCAGCAGTGATATTGATATTTACATATGGATTATCATCACCGTCTACGGTAAAAAAGTATCCAGGATATGTTCCTGCTGCGGGAGCATTACCCAATGCAGCATATTCGTTTCTATAACTGATATTGGATGGGAAATCTACAGATCCAGTTGAACCATTAAACACACTAGTAGTGCCACCAGCAACAATATTGACACTACCAGTTCCATTTGGGTCTAAAACAATATTACCACTACTGGATGAAGTAATATTGTTGCCATTAACGTCTAGTGCTGTTGTTAATAATCCAAAGTCACCAGGAAGAAAACTGGTTCCATTATATTTTAAAACCTGACCAATAGCAGCATTACTAGTTGAAATTAAGAGGGTACTGCCATTACCAATAGTGGAGTAAATTTCATCAAAGTTATCATTAACCTTATCACCACCAATACGGAGGGTATCCCCCGTATTGTCGTTTGCTGCAGCACCTAACCCAATAGTTTGTTTAGCCATTTGTTGCTAGTTTTTTAGTTATTTATAGAACATATCAATCATAAATAACCAACTCTTCGCCATAGTCAGCGAGGTTGGGTGGAGTCCAGTCGTCGGGAACTTCGGATTCGACAAGAACCTCTGGTGCCTTATATCCACTACCAGAATTGGTAACTTCAACAACATTGATTCCAACAATTGCTCTGATGTTTGCATCAAATCCACTGATAGAATCAACACGAACAACAGGTCTATTTACATATCCAGAACCAGGTGCAGTAATTACGACCTTATCGATAAATCCAGTTCTTAATATCGCGGTTGCATCTGCATTTTGTCCAAACACAGAACCAAGATAGTCGAACGTAATCAAAGAGTTGGAAGATTCAATAACAGCAACTTCACGGTCTTCAGTTTCACACTGAATGGAA